TTTGATTCCGAATGACGAACCTGAGACAGTAGACGTAGCACACGAATCATTAGACAATGAATTCCCTATGGTACTTAAAACATTACAGGGTTCTAAAGGTGTGGGTGTTCTATTAATTGAAACAGAACGTTCATTACAATCACAGGTTAGTTTGATTTATAAGATTGACCCTTACTGTGATATTCTATTACAAGAGTATATCGAATCGGACTTTGACGTTAGAGTTGTGATTGTTAATCGTGAGATTATCGGTGCAATGAAACGTAATAAAATTACTGGTGACTTTAGAAGTAACATGTCACAGGGTGCTACGGGTGACGAAGTAGAACTTACGGACGTAGAGAAAGACGCATGTCTCAGAGCTGCTAAGGCAGTGAATGGACAATGGGTTGGTGTTGACTTTATTCCTGCAAAGAATAGAGACAAGGAAGACCCATATATTCTCGAAGTTAATCACTCGCCTGGCACCGCAGGTATTAGTAACATTATAAAGAAGAACGTTTCTGAAATGGTTATAGACAAATACATGGACAGAGACATTTGGAAATACTCACCTAAAGAGTGTGGTGTCTTAGAGACCATGGAAGTTGACGGTGAAGAAATGACAGCAAAATTGGACACAGGTAACAACACAACGGTTTGTTCTCTACACGCAGAGGATTTAAAAATCGTAGGTAAGAAAGTTACTTGGACGGGTTGGCACGGGAAGAAACACAGTGCTAGATTAGTACGCATGGTTGAGTTAGTAAAACCTGCAGAAGAAAGACCTGTAGTAAGTATGAAGGTGAACTTCTTGAATACAGAATATGAACAAGAAGTATCACTAGATAAACGTAACTTTATTCCTTTCCTAGTCAATCGTGACTTTATGAAAAGGGCGAACCTAATGATAAATCCAGCGAGGAAGTTTTTGTTAACTAATAAGAGAGATGATTCAACCGAAGATTAAACCTTCGATTCAAGAAAGGTGTCGTGAAAAAGCTTTAGAAGCGTGGGGAGACGTGGAAGAAGCAATCGATAACTGGCCTAAGAAATTCGATATGTACAAGTGGTTAAACCGATTAGGTTATAGTCCTATGGTGGTTAAATATATGATTGGTCTCAACCAACATATTATCTATGAAGTTAAAAACGAAGAAGACTGTGAACAGTTAGCAGAAGGATATAGTTTCCTCACAACAAAACAAAAAGAAAAGTATCTAGACTTTCATATAAAAATAGAATCTGATATTGAACGGTGGTTGAAAGATAATAAGATTGTAAGAAAGAAAAGAATACTAACACCAGCACAGAAGGTAAAGAAACTAAACTATCTACAATCAGGAGAAGGATTAACAAGTATAGACCCAATCGAAATCATTCGTGCCAAGAAACTATTTACGTACAATGTTAAAAGCAGGAAGTTAAGGTGCTACAGTTCATATGGTTTGAGTGTAAAAAACACAGGAATAACTTCTGTTGATAAAGTTGAAGAAAAGACCTTGACAGATGTCAAGTTACTTGATAGGCTTATTAAAGGTGGCAATATTATTGCAAACGGTTTCATGGACGAGTTGAAAACTAAGTCTAAGACGCCAGAGAATAATCTTGTTAATAAGAATTGTATATTAGTGAAAGTTGTTAAATGATATTAATAGATTTTAGTCAGACCATAATCGCAGGTCTAATGGCACAGTTGAAAGTGAATGACGGTCAGATAAGTGAAGACTTGTTACGTCATATGATTATCAACTCTTTACGTAACTATCAAAAGAGATACGCAGAAGAGTATGGAGAAATGGTATTGTGTACGGACGCAGCTAATCCATGGAGACGAGACTTCTACCCCCACTATAAAGCAGGCAGAAAGAAAGCAAGAGACAATGACGATATGGATTGGGGTCTTATCTTTGACACATTACATAAAGTCAAAATGGAAATCAAAGAGAACTTCCCATACCGATACATGTATGTTGAGAACTCAGAAGCAGACGATATCATTGCAGTGTTAACAAAAGAGTCAAAAGAACCTGTACTCATAGTAAGTGGTGATAAAGACTTTCAACAACTGCATAAATATGATTATGTAAAACAGTGGTCGCCTAATCTAAACAAGTTTGTAGTGCAGGACAGACCCGATGAGTTTTTAAAAGAACATACACTGCGAGGTGATAAGTCGGACGGTATTCCGAATATCCTTTCAAATGATAACTGTATGGTTGAAGGTATTAGGCAAACGCCATTGCGTAAACCTATCTTTGATGCATACATGAGAATCTCTATTGAAAAGGACGATAAATACTATAGGAACTACTTGAGAAACCAAACTCTTATTGACTTTGATTTCATTCCCGAAAATGTGGAGAGTAGAATATTACAAGAGTATGATAAGACAGCGCCTGTTACAGGTAAAGTATTTGACTACTTGAGAACTCATAGGTTAGATGACCTATTAAATAATGTTGAGGATTTCAGATTATGACAGAACAGAAAAAAGGTAGAGGCAGACCAAAGGGTGCACCAAACAAACCCCTTATGGAAGGTATGCCAACAGAGAGAGCTAATCTCACACAAGACGCAGACGTTTTTGAAATACTAGGTCAAGCAAACTTAGTTGAAGAAGTAGACAAACAGGCACATGGTCTGAAAGTTTACAACGACAGAAACGGTGCAGTAAGTAAAGTATTGAAATGGGCATTTGACCCAAATATCAATTCTACATTGCCAGAAGGCCCAACACCTTTTGGTGATAACGTTGCCCCTGCAAGTGACCTTACAGAAACAAGTTTAAGGTTTGAACATAAGTTGTTCAAATACTTTGTTACCGAACAGATTGCACAAACAAAACGTGAGTCAATGTGGATTGGTATGTTAGAAGGTATCCCTAAGAAGGAAGCAGAACTTATGGACTTAGTTCACCAAGGTAAATTTCCTTTTAAAAATATTAGTGAAGAAGCTGTGAAAATGGCATTTCCTGAACTATTAGGGTAACTAAATATAATTACAAGACCGAGACTATACATATAAGAGAGAATAGATTTTTATTCTAGTATCAATACTTTCTAGTCTAGTTCTTGTCCATGGAGTAAATTATGAACGACCAAATTGAATCAACTTTTCAGCTACCTGCTGAACTGCAAGACGTACCCACCAATTATTCAATGTCCCACATAACGTATGAAGACGTTAATGGTATTTTGTCTTTGGTTGAAATCGCATTAGCGAGAGGTTCTATTAAAGGTGACGAACTTGCAATCCTAAATCAAATTAGAAATGACTGTATGTTAGAAGTCCAAGACTATCAAACATGGGTACAGAAACGTCAACAGATTGTTGCGGTTGAACAACAGATTGTTAATGAACAAGCAAAGTTAAAACAACAACAAGAAATTGAATCAGTCAAAGCAACCTCAGACGCAAAAGTTCAAGCAGCTCAAGACGCTTCTAGGATTCTACAAAACAGAATTAATGAATTGGAGAACCAAGCAAAAGCACGTGGGATTACACCAGTTGTATCTGAACACAGTGACGAAGAACTTAACGTTGCAATGAAACCTGTTAACATGGGTTCACCAAGTAAGTCATGGGACAACGCAAGAGCACAGAACCCAGTTCCTGTAACTACTAATCAACCACCTATGATTGCACCACAGAGTGAAACAACTAGAACGATTACTGCTAACCCTGAACTCGCTGAAAAGATAGAGGAAACAAAACAAGCATTTGACGATTACGGTAGGACAGTTGAAGAAGAAACTAATCCTATGGATAAAATGATTAAGGAATGGAAAGACAGAGGCGAAGACCAATGGTCAGACGAACAGTCTTATGATAAGATTAGTCAACAAATGCAAAACGCATGGGAAAACATTGAAGTCGAAGACGAAGGTTTAGACGTTAGTGTTAATGTGCCTTCAGGTTTCACTGTCTTTGATGAAGTAGAAGTTCCTGTTAATATTCCTGGCGATGGAGAAGTAGAACCTCTATTCAAAATCAATATTGGACAAGACGGTAATGCCCCACTAGGAGACCAAGTCACAGAAGAAGACGTTAACATGAATACCACTTACATGGATATGAATGACGACTTTGAACCTGTCCAAGGTGACGGTGAAGTAGAAATCGAAGTACGAGAAGACCCTGAATCAATCGCAGAAGTTCAAGCAATGAAAGAATCAGTTGAAGAAGAGTATGAAGAAATCGTGATTCCTAATTCTATGGAACTACAAAAAATGACAAAGTCTACAATCGCTGAAGTTGCTGACAAGATTGGAATCACAGTTAGTGCGAATCAAACTAAGAACGCAATGATAAAAGACTTTGAGGAAGAAGCATGGAATCTTATTCAAGAAGCAGAAGCAGACGAGAACGCAACGGTACAACAAGATGAAGACATCATTAGAGATGGTGGTTACTTCGGAGAAGACGACTCTAAGTAGTCCTGCACCTCACAATCCAAACTACGACATTCCCAAGGGACACTTTAGAGTGAACATACCTTGGGACTGGTCATGTCGTATAGGACTCAATGGTGATTTAGATAGTGCACTCGTATACAAAGTAGAAGACGATATAGTGTTATCAGCAAACTACATGGACGAAGACTTCTATGGAGAAGCAAAACTTTATTATCACAAAGAGAATGGTAATCCTAAGTCTACAAAATTAGATTTGATTTATGATTCTCAATTCATAACGTTGCCAGAAAACGACTTTACAAACTACAGTGTAGGTGATACTATTAATATGGAATACGTTGACCCTGCACCAAAGAATGCCGTGTGGTTACATGGTATCAGTATGGACGAAGTATTAGAAGGTGAACGACACATACGGTTATCCAAAGGAGAAGAAAATGGATTGGACACTACCGACAACCCAAGTGATGGGCAAATTCAACAAGTGGACGGAGAAGGACACAGCACTCTTTAGAACTGCTTTGTCTAAAACTGGACAAGTAATAATTCAGATTCAGGCCTCCGAAGAAGATTACGACAAACGTAAAGTTCATGTAATCGAAGAACTGACAGAAGCAGGGTTTTATCACCAACATGAATTTGACATTATGCGTGTACCTAATGTTATACATTTAACATATACACCTAATAAAAATTACATTGTTGAGAAAGTATCAGTATAAATAATAGTATGAGCATAGAATACAACGACTTCGGTTTTACCGCTATGGACGCAGACGAACTTGCGACTGTAGATACTAAAATCGTAGAGAAGACAACCACTGCTACAGAAATAATCAATAAACTAGATGAGTTTATCAGACCTCTATTAGAGAACCTTGCAAAGGATTCAGATAAGGACTACATCTACTGGCCAAAAAGAGTCGAGATAATCAATAAGAAAATTGAAGAACTTGATTTAATTCAAAAAAATATTTAAAAACCCTATTGACGATGACATGGCTGTTATCGTATAATGGTATCTGTACTTGGCAATAAACCTTGGAACATATTCTAAAGGTCTATTGTCGTTATATTAACGGACGAAGTCCACCAATATTTCTATAGGAGAACAGAATGAAACAATTGGCTATATACCTACGTGAGAAGTTTGCAGACGTAGGGGAAGAAATTACTGCAACACTGGAACCCTTCATGTCTGATAGGGAACCAAACGAACCATTGGTTCTTAACCTTAATCAAGGAGAAGACAATGGCGAATCTTAAATACTTCCTAGACGGAAGTCACAAAAGCAATCCACAGAGGGAAGTCTTTCTTGTTGAAGATTTCATTCATGAATCTAGTAAGATTGGGAGAGTTAACTTATCACCAAAAGCATATCAAAGGAACTTTCATGCCGACAAAGCATGGCAACAACAGTTCTTGGTATCTTTCTTTGTAGAAGGAATTGTCATTCCTGAAATTGCATTGAGACTTGGTGAGAACATTCCCGAAGATTGGGATTCAGAAGTAATGGACGGTTGTCAAAGAGTCTCTACGATTCTGGCATTCGTTAGAGGTGAGGTTGATTTGCCTGAGGTTGATGCCCTTAAAGCAATTAAGTTTGAAGGTGCAGAAATGACAGAAGACCTGCGTGGACTATCTTACAAAAAGTTACCACTGGTTGCAAAGGAGCACTTTGGTAATCAAGGTCTAGGTGCAATGTTGTATTATGACATTGACTCTCTCAGAGCAGGGTTTCTTTTTACAGACGTGTTAAACAATACTAACACCCTGAACCCTCAAGAGAAGAGACAGGCGATTGCGTCAGCAATGTCTATTCAGATTCAGAACTGGACTAGGTATGATGATATCCACCCAATGTTTGAAACTAAAACTAATGGTGACTTGAAGTATATCAAAGGTGCTAATCATTCAAGACTAGACGTTGATAAGACTCTTGCAGAACTTGTTTACATGTTACAGAATTCGAGGAAACAAGACTTCACGAAGACTGGTACAACTGGTAAAGTCATTACTGACTTCTACAAAGAACAAGCAGAAGATAGTCCTGAGAAATTTGACAATGTCAATTTCGTCAAGAGAGTATTGACTCTAGTCAACCAAGGAGTTAGAGGTGTCAAGACTGGTAAAGAAATGGGACTGAAGCAGTGGAGAAATTATTCTTACCTAGTTGGTGAGATTACCGCAAACGGTAACAAGATTGACCCACTTGAATTCCTTAGAGTTTACATGAAAGCAGTTGACAACTTAAAAGCAGTTGCACCCATGGACGGTTTGACAGGTTCACCTTACGAATTACGTATGAGAGGTAACGGTGGTGAAGATACCAAAGTTGCACTTGTATTGATTCGTGATGAAATGAACGTGATAGGATTTGCTAAAGTCCTGCAAGACAAACAAAGGATATTCACTAGAGACCAAGTACGTATAGCATTCGATGAACAGGGTGGTATATGTGCAATCTGTAATGAAGAAATGCCTGAGTTCAACGAGGACGTACACGGAGACCATATTTTGTTATACAAAGACGGTCACCCAACGACTCAAGAAAATTGTGCCGCTGTGCACTCAACCTGTAATTGGAGAAAATAATGAAGAAATCTATCTATGAAAACAATGAAGCAGTCATGATGATTGTGGAGATAGGGCGTAACATGATTACTGCCTGTGAGAAGAACGCACTGTATTCAAATGATGATTATATGTGGAACACTGCTGTAGTAGCAGGTAACAAACTGTGCACTTTGGGTACAACTTGGGGTATCAAATCTGTCAAGGATTTGTCCAAGTCTGAATCAAAAGCAGTGCAGGACTTCCTTAAAAATAAGAAGAAAATAATGAAACTAGCTGTTGACAGTGACAGCTAGTTTTTGTTAGCCTTATAGTATGAATAAGAAAGTAATTATCTTCGATGTTGACGGGACTATTGCGAACGTTGAACATAGGAGACATTTTGTAAATCAAAAACCTGCAGACTGGAATGCATTTAGAGTAGAGACTGTAAATGATACCCCTGTTGAACATGTTTGTGATATCGCAAAAAGGTTTATCGCTCAAGGTGATGACGTTGCTTTCTTTTCTGCTAGGAACGAATCAGAAAGAGAGGTTACTGAGAAACAGATTGCTGAATGGATTGGTGAAGACCACAGTGGTTTGTTCTTGAGACCTGACGGTGATTTCAGACCTGACGAAGAATTCAAATCCGACTTGGCCGATAGGTTTGAGGAGTTGGGTGGTAAAATTGACTTGGTCTTTGACGACAGAAACAAAGTCGTTGACATGTGGAGACAGAGAGGAACCACTGTTGTCCAAGTCGCAGAAGGAGATTTTTAATGGAAGATAAAGTAAAAAAACTAAGTGAACTTGAAGACCTAAAGTGGGAACTTGAAGCACTGGTTGGCAGAGTCAACGAAAAGACTAGAGAGATAAAGTACATGGATATGCCTTCCAATATCTACATGGAAGTAGAGAGTTGGGCGGAAGATAACGGTATCTCAGAGGACGATATGGAGTGGAAGGTCAAAGAGGTTAGGGAAGCAGTAAACGCTCTTGAGAGCGCAATCTACGACCTTGTAGAACCCTTTGAAGATAAACTAAGGGATATCGAGAACGAACATGACGAACTCGAAATGGAAATCGAAGACGAAAAATATGAAATGAGCGCTTGACAGTGACATGCATTTTTTGTTAGCCTATACACATGATAGAGAATAAAGGAGAAAATATGAAAGTATCTGAACTAGTAAACGAAGTAAACCAAGAACAAGAGTTGCTTCAATTGTGTGATAAATTGTGTGAGGACTTACTTACATTGCATAACAAACAGTATCCAACACTTGATTGGTATAGTTATCGTTACAAAGTTTCACCAAAATACATAAAAGTTATTGTGTGTGAACATGGTAATGACGGTTCTGTTTGGGGATTCATAAACCGTAAACAGTTCCAAAAAGGTTTAGCGGGTATCACATTTGAATGTGGTGACGTTCTAAAAGCTGCTGGTTGGAAAACACCTGCTCTAAATGCTCCGAGAGGAAACTTGTTTGAAGGGTATGACGTTACTGTTGGTAACAGAAAATATGGCCCTGATTATTTAATATAGGAGAAAGTATGGCAAATCATTGCGGAATATGTGACACTAGACGCCCTGCAACGGGCACTAACCACCTAGTTTTAGGTGACCAATGGATTGAGTTCTGCCGTCCATGTGGTGAGACGGAAATGCTCACTAATGGTGAGACGGGTGAACAGAAATCTATCCTTGAGGTATTCTGCATGGGCGATACTAAACCTATATGGGAAGACGAATGAATTACACGTATCTAAAAGAAATCACCGATTGGGGTGAATACAAAGTCAAGAACCACACATACATCTTCAACGAGAAGAATCAGAATGTTGGTTATATCAAAACGGGAACTAAGGAAGAACTCTTTTACAAGACACCTTCCAAGTTGTTCTCAAAATCAAGACGTAAGTTTATCAAGTTAAAGCGATGAACATATTCTATTTACACGAAGACCCGAAAGAGTCTGCTCAGTTGCACTGCGACAAGCACGTGGTCAAGATGATTATTGAGTATGCTCAAATGTTATCTACTGCTCACCGCATGTTGGACGGTAAAGAATATATAGATGCATCTAGTGGTAGGCGTATCAAACGTTGGCGACACCCGAACTCAAACATGGAAGGAGTCTTATACAAAGCAAGTCATATCAATCACCCTTCTGCTATATGGGTGCGAGAGAATGCAATACAGTATCAATACATGTATGATTTGTTTGTTGCATTATGTAACGAGTATACCTATCGATATGGTAAAGTCCACATGACGGACGATAAACTCAGAAGTCTACTAGACGTTATTCCTCAGAATATTAAACTAGGAACATGGAGACAACCACCACCTGCAATGCCTGATTATTGCAAACACGAAGACTCTATAATTTCTTACCATAAATACTATGCAAACGAAAAGAAAGATTTTGCAAAATGGACTCTTAGAGAGACCCCTACATTTATGGAACAATATGCCTAGATACGATTTTTACAATGAAGAGACTGGTGAGTTGATTGAATATACAATGTCATGGCGAGACCTTGACGATTTCAAACTAAACAATCCCCACCTTAAACAACAAGTATCCGCACCACGAATAGTTGGTGGTACGGGTGACCGAGTCAAGACTGATGCTGGTTTTAAGGAAGTGCTATCCAAAGTCGGTAGCAAGTTCCCCGACAGCCCGCTCGACAAACGATACAACAATCAATCTGTAAAAGATATTAAGACTAGAGATATTGTCAAAAAGCATGTAGACATACAGAACAAAAAGAAGTAAAATAATATTATGACAGAAGTGAGATTATCAACATTGGATATTACTGAACTAGAAGACCTAGACCTAAAAACTGTTACAGAGAATGGTCAACGTTTCTATACTGATACCGAAGGAACTAAAAGATATCCAAGTGTCACCACGGTTGTAGGATTGGAATCAAGGAAACATATCAAAGCGTGGCGTAAACGAATTGGTGAAGAGAAAGCAAACAAGATTACAAAGTCTGCTACTTCACGTGGAACGACCATGCACCAACACGTGGAAGATTACTTACGACAAGAAAAAGATTTTATAGAATTCGACAACCTAATACATGAGGGAATGTTCAAAGGAATACGCCCAGTGTTAGACGAGATTATCCCCTTAGCTTTAGAAGCACCCATGTATTCAGATAATCTGAAAATGGCAGGAAGGGTAGATTGTATTGGAATGTTGGACGATGTCTTATGTATAATCGACTTCAAGACTTCAAGTAAGTTCAAAGAAGATTATATGGCGAGACCATGGTTCTTACAAATGACTGCTTACGCTCTCATGGTTGAAGAACTAACAGGGAAGAAGATAGAAGAAATTGTTGCATTAGTTATGTTAGAGAATGGAACGTTTCAAATCTTTACAGCAAACCATGAAGACTACATTGACGACTTATGTGCAGTGAGACTTCAATACAAAAACTTATACGGAATATGATATCAAAAAAAGAATTTACTGAACAAGTAGAAGTTCTACTTAGTAAAGGTGCTAGTGTTATGGACGCAATCATTAAGGTATGCGACAACAACAAGATAGAACCTGAATCAACAAAGAGATTGCTTAGTGACCCACTCAAAGAACGGTTGGAAGCAGAAGCAAAAAAACTTAATATGGTGAATCGTGGAAGCAATTCACAGGCAAGTTTAACAACATTTTTTAAGTGAGGTAATTATGAAGAATGGAGATATAGTCACAGTCATTACTGTGAGTGGTGAATACGTAGGTAGACTTACACACCTTGACGGTGGTAATGTATCTATCGATAAACCTAGAATGATATTACAAAACCCACAGTCAGGTGAAATGGGTTTTGCGAGAGGGATAGCAGTCACTGGTGCTGAGAATCCCGAAGAAGTTACATTTCAGAATGTAGTATTTGTAACACCAACAAACGAACAAGTTACGAAAGCATGGCAAGAACAAACTGGTTCAATCGTAACACCAACAGGGCCTACATTAGTTAAGTGACCTCTAGAGAAGGATTCGATGCATATCAGTTGTACCTTGGAATCAAATTACACTTTCATTCCAAGGACTACGACTTTGTCAAATACAATGGTGTAGTCAAAGCAGAACTACCGTCCTTCTTAAAACGTAAAGACAAATTTCACTTTGGTAAACTATCAAGAACATACAAACATGAACTTAAAGATTTCTTCATTGCAAATCTTTCCGAGAAAGACTATTGGGTAGGTGACTTGTTAGATAAAGAATCAGACCGAAGATATAAGAAGTGGAAGAACAATCGACAGAAACAAGCATACCTATTCAATACAGAAGTAAGTGACCTGCTTAAAACATTTAAGATAGATACCATATTGAAAGTAACAGACGGACAACACCCAAGACTTTTAAAATCTCTTATGAGTAAAAAAGTATCTTTGGAAACAGTTTGTATCATGGACGCTATCATAGGATTCACAAAAGATTGGGAACGACTGATTGCAGAGAAGATAGTCTATCCTGATATGCACATTAAGATTAACAAGTATAAGTCATTCATACAGTATGACCACGAAGCGTACAAACTAAAACTAATAGAACTATGCTCACAATAGTAGGAAACGGAACAAACAGAATAATGCCAACTTATGGTGAAGATAGGTTTTGGGGTTGTAATGCTTTTTATAGAGACGCAAATCCCGAAATACTTTTTACTGTAGACATACCCATGCAGAGAGAAATAATAGAATGGGGTTATGCAGAAGCAAACAAAGTTGCGGTTGGGGATTGGGAAGTTATGCCAATGGATATGTTAGAACCATTGAGAATGGGATTTACAAATACCAAGATAGTAGAATCGATTTCGCCCGATAGTGAGTATTTGGTAGTACAGGGAGACGATGAAATGACCACGTTTCTTGGCCTTAGCAGCCCCCAAATGAAGAACATTATTATGTATAATAATCCTGAGCTCAAGAACATGTTTTGTGGAATGAGTGCATTAGGATATGCTATGCTTAATGGTGAAAAGGAAATCACATTGACTGGATTCAATGCTTTAGAAAATGATGATTATTCAAATCAGTACGAAGGCACAGAGAATTATTTACATAAATATAGTAGTGATAGCAGAGTCTTAAGTGCTCAGCAATCACAGTTCATTGCTCTACTAGAAGAATTTGAAGACGTTAACGTCTTTTTCAAAAACCCTCTTACAGGAAATGTAAAAGTGGAGTATAATGAATTATATTATTATGAAAATAGTGACAGGTGGATTCTTGGTCAAGGCTTTGAATCCGATACAATGCGATAAAATGCGATACAATGCAATACGATAGGAGAATACAATGTCAAATGCATCATTAGAAAAATTGAGAGCGGCTATGGAGTCCGCATCAACGCCCAATTCGGGAGAAAAAAAGTCCTACAATGACGACACTATGTGGAAGCCAGAACTTGATAAAACAGGTAACGGTTTTGCAGTAGTTCGTTTCCTACCAACACCCGAAGGAGAAGAAATGCCATGGGTCAGTTATTTTGACCACGGTTTTCAAGGCCCTGGCGGTTGGTATATTGAGAAGTCTTTGACTACTCTTAATAAGAAAGACCCAGTGTCAGACTACAACTCTCAGTTGTGGAATACTGGTGTTGAAGCAAATAAAGAGATTGCACGTAAACAGAAAAGACGTTTACATTATGTGTCTAATGTCTATGTTGTTTCCGACCCTAAAAATCCTGACAACGAAGGTAAGGTTTTCAAATACCGTTTCGGTAAGAAAATCTTTGAAATGTTGAAAGAAGCTATTTCACCTGCATTCGCAGACGAACAAGCAATCAATCCTTTCGACATAAGAGGAGAAGGTGCAAACTTCAAAATTAAAATCAGAAAAGTTGACGGTTACTGGAACTACGACAAATCTGAGTTTGATTCACCAGCACCTTTATTTGCAGAAGAAGATAAACTAGAAGAAGTTGTTTCTTCTCTACATTCTTTATCTGCTATTATTGCACCCGAAGAGTTTAAGTCTTATGAAGAACTTAAAGAAAAGTTCGACAGAGTCTTAGGACTAACTGGTGCGACTTCAACCTCTACTGCAGAGTCCATTGCTGAAGACCTTGACGAAGTGCCTTGGTCAGACGTAAACAAGGAACCCGTTGCAGAGGAACCTGTAATTCAATCTGCTGATTCTAATGATTCAGAAGACGCAATGGATTACTTCAAGAAGCTTGCTTCTGATTCGTAAACAGAAGTAACTTCGGGGGGTAGTGACTATGTTATGTGTCCTTGAGTGCACTACCCAGTTGAACTAAGACCGTGGATAACAATCTGAGGGGGTACTTAGTTAGGGAAAGGCAAATAGCAAACTTGCGGATTTGTCTGTAAAGAGCGGGAATGCAGTAATGCGTGGGGCGACTTTACACTTATTAAGAATATGAAAAGCGAATACTACAAAAACATTTTACCGTTCAATGAGAACGAGAGAGTCGTTGACCAATTTGGTTGGACTCCTTTATCAGTCATAACACCAAGTAAAGCGTCTAAGTCAAATTGGGAAGACGCATACTTGACTGCATATGAAGAGAAGAGAGGAGAATGTCCTAGACTACCAAATGGTTTAATGATGTCTGAGTTCCACGCAGGTCTGTGTGAGAACATTGTTCACTATTGGAGTATGGTTGGGGATACAATCGTTGACCCATTTGCAGGTAGAATGACAAGAGCATTTGTATCCGCTTCACTAGGAAGAGATTATGTTGGTTATGATGTATCACCAACAACTGTAACTAAAGTTAAATCAGAAATGTCAAGACATGCCTTTGACGGTCACTATGATATTGTAGAAGGTGACGGTTGTGAAATGTCTCATACTGATGATGAATGTGCACAATTAGTTATGACTTGTCCACCGTATGGAGATATCGAAAGATATGAAAGTGCAGACGGACAATTATCGGATATAAGAAACTATGAAGAGTTTCGTAATCGTATAGAAGTATGTGCCAAGAACATAGAAAGAGTTTTAGTGCCTGGCGGATTTTGTGTATGGGTATGCGGAGATTGGAGACGGGACGGTCAATACATACCTTTCCATTCTGATTGTATAAATATGTTCACAATGGCAGGTCTAAAACTTCATGACGTTATTGTTATGAAGAACGACACCATATTTGCAGCTTTACAAATGGGTAAGTGTGCAAGTAAAAGATATACTAGTAAAGTACATGAGTACGTTCTAGTGTTTCGCAAACAAGGGGAGTTAGAAGTTAACTCAGATAAAATAAGAAATAAGGAGCAGTCGTCACTGACTGATTTTTTTGAATAATAATATTATGCCACAAGTAACACCAAGACACGATAAAAAAAGGAACAAGACAGAATCCTTTGACCAAATGCTTAGACGCTTTAAAAAGAAGTGTGAGAGGGCAGGTATCGTTGCGGAAGTGCGTAGTAGAGAATACTATGTAAAACCCAATCAAAAGAAACATGAGGATAATCAGAAACGTAAGAGACGCAACTATCTTAACAAAGTTAGGGCAGAACAAGCTGAAGCACGTAGAAAACTTACGTCAAGATTTTTATAAACTATGTCTAAAAGAATTCCACAAAAACCTAAACCTAGGTTTGCAAAAGAGTTGTTTGTAAAGGATTCGCCTTATGGTCATAAGGTCGAAAGAGACCGAACCAAATACAATAGAAATAAACTTAAGCAGGAACGGCTGATAACCGACTACCAGTAGGGTCTGTATCTCTAGGTGTTGGGTTTACACTCTTCACATTAGTATTAGACGCATTCGTTGTTGGTGCATTGATTGTAGTTACTACTGCTTGATTCATTGCTTTCTTCTCACCGTCTCTAACTGATTGAGTTGCGTCCCCAATTATTTCATAAGATTCTGCTTCACCTCTTGCTTGTTTCATGCTCTCTTGGAATGCTATTTCTTCAGCGACAGAACCACTTGCAGTTCCGCTAAATCCACCACCACTTGTAACACCTTCTGCTTTAAGTGCGTCTCTATACTTTTCTGAACTTTCATACGTTGCGAATTCACGCATTCTTTGATTGCCGTCTTCATCAAGAAGTGCCTCACCTTGTGCATTTACCATGGCTTCTTCTGAGTAACCAGTAACGTTAGCATATCCTAATCGAACTTGGTCTTCTGTAGATAATTGGTCTATTTCGTCTACAGATAGAGTAGGTTGGGCTCCACGTTCCATTGCTTTTTGATTTGCAGGTGCTTCTTCCATTGGTGGTTCAGAAGTCTCTTCACCGAATAGTCTATTGACTAACCAGCCAGGCAAAATCTTTTCTGCCATACCTCTTAACATTTTACCAATATCAATATCAAATACATTCTTAAAGAAATCACCTATTGCCCTAAACGGTGCGAGTAGTAAATCCCATAGACCACCAAAGATATCTTTAATACCTTGGAACATCATATCGAAGTCACCAGTGAATAGTCCTACAAAGAAGTCATAGAATCCACCAAAGATATCTCCAATTGTTGATATGATATCCATGAAGTAACCAACCACTGTATCGACAGCGGCTCTAAATCCTTCTGATGAATTGTATAGGTAGATTGCACCACCTATCAGTAATAGTGCAAGTGCACCAATCAATAATGCAGGGACTGATAATCCTAAAGCAGCTGCCAACATTGATACACCAGTTGCGACTAGTGACGCACCAGCAGTTACCAATCCTACTAGTAGAGTAGCAGTAGACGCTAGAAAAGTTTTCATACCTCTAAGAATATTCATTGACCCCGCTTTAAAAGCTGTGAATCCTGCTTGTAAACTTGCAACACCTTTATCGAAACCACCCTTGATTCCCTTCATCATGTTACCAGCGCCTTCTTTCATGCTACCCCAAACTTTACCGAGGTCAGCATTTAATTGTTCAGTTACTGCAGAGAGTCCACCTTCTTTGAATGTTTCACCAATACCACTGAAATAAGTTCCAGTTGCGCTAAGTCCTGCCATAACACTTGACGATAATGAAGAAAGAGCACTACCAGTTGCTGAAGCAAAGTTTTGTAACCCACCAACAACATCACCGAATAAGTCTTGGTTACCGAACAACATACCAACACCATTTATCTTTTTGACAACAGAATCAAAAGAATCCATAAGGTCGAAACTTGTAAGTTCTTTTAGTCCGTCACTGAACTCGCCTAATCTTTTTCCCGATTCGTCATTAGTCGCTTTTAGAATTCCTTCAAGTTCTTTATTATAATTATCTCTAGATTTCTTTTCTTTTTCTAAAGCAACTTCTGCTTCTTTTACTTCTCTATCCTTAGCGGCAAGTATTCTTGTTTTTTGTTCTTCTCTTTCTTTTTCCGCTTGTTTGAGCGCTTCGGTTGCGTTGTTAAGAGCTTGACCTTGGAGACGTGATTGTTTCTCTTTTAAAGCTGCAATCTCTATATCTTTTTTACCAAGATCATTGTTTTTCTTTTCCGCAGTTGCTAATCTATCAGCACGTGCTTTCTGTGCTTTAGCTAATTGTTCTTCTAACTGTTGGGTTGTTTCCGAAACTTTTTTAAATTCAGCAAAATCGATATTACCCAGTTGTCCTTCGCCAGACTTCAATCCGTCTGCTACTTTAGTAAGGGTGTCTCTCATTTTTTGAGCTGCGAGTGCACCCTTAAAGGAATCTCTTGAAGAGTTTCTAAAGTTAGCTGCTGTTAGAGCAACCTCTTTATTACTATCCGCAAGAGAATCTACAACCTGTTTAAATGCTGGTTTAAGAGTCTTTGCGGCCTCTTCTAACTGTTTATCGATTTCGTTTGCCATTTAATTATTTCTTATTGTTATCAGAGTCATGTTCTTTAGCTGCACTGTTTACATATAGTCCAAACCATGCCGCCCCAGCACCAACTAAGATACTGATAAGACCCGATTGTTCCATGGTAGGTGCTTCTAAATCTAGGAACCACATAACAACGTAGTAAATTAAGAATATGTAAACACTTAGAAATGCTCTAGGCCATATTCTCCATGAGTCAACTGCTTTAGCAGCGAAAATCCATTTCTGCCAAGGGTTTGCTCTATCGTTGTGGGTTAATTCAAAAATCTCTTGTTTAAGAGCATTGTTTTCGGTGACCATTTCCATAAACTTACTTAAGTCTATTTCAACTTCATTACGACTCATGTCACCACTGAATTTTTCTCTATCTTCTGCCATGTTATCTCCTTTGATTATATTTGGCTTGTTCATTCTTCTGCCGTTCCTGTTCTTCTTTTAGGAACTGCAATAACAGCATAATATAAATCTCCCTTTCCCATGGCATCATATTTTCAAGTTCTTCCAAACTGTAGTTATGATGTTGCATCAACTGAAAGTTTGTATTGTAATAATTCAATACAGACTCATGCGAAAGGCATACTAAAAAAAACTTTGTAGGCCCTCCAAGGTTCTACTTTGTTCTTTTTCACATGTGTTACATTTGTAACTCGCATCATAAAAAATCTTTGGCATATCATCAAAATATTCACCTAGTTTTTCAATCTGTGGGAAAGTTAAGTTATCCACAAATTCACTAAGTTCTTTCTTTGATACGTCATCTGCATCATATACAGATTCACTATCAAATATTTCAGTGATACATGCCTTCAACATTTCAATAGGTTGTTGGTTGGAATCAATCTTTTGAACGTCTTCCATAAGATTCCAATCGGGATATCTTAACACAACACCTAGTTCATCGGTAATCATAATTCTAGGTTCTACACCTTTTGGTTTACTACACTGTACTTCATCTAGATTTACAGTGACTTCACCACTGCCATTACACTCTGCTTCTTGACAAGTTAGATTAAGTTTAACTGTTTCACCTACTGATACTGCTCTAATTTTAATGAACAGATATTCAATGTCAAACATAGGAAGTTTTTCAACGTCCAACCATTCGTTTTCACTGAATGATGTTACTGCCTTAATCATTTGCTTTATAGAAGCAAGTGACCGACTTTGGTCTTCACCCTCTTTCGCAATTACTAAAACCTTTTGTTCCTTAACAAGAAACGGTCTAAATGTTACTTCACGTCCGTCACTTGGCAAGGTGCACTTATAAGTAGGTGCACTTTGTATTGGTAATGCCATAATTTATTTCCTCAAATAATAAAAATTAACCGCCACTACCGAATACATTGTTAACCTTACCAAGGTTAGTATCCAGTGAAGTCAGTTTTCCAAGAAGTTTATCACCTTTGCCACCAAATCTAGAAGCGACTGATAGTCCTTCCATGACAGCATTAAGTGCTCTCCTTCCTTTATTTAGTCCTGATAGTTCAGGTGGTTGAGTATATTCTACTTCCCACCCTCGATATGCAATGGTGCACCCAAACTTCAATATACTATCAGGAGAGTTTGAGTCTAATGCCATTGCATCAAAAGCTTTTGGATAACATTCATATAACTTATATTTCAATGCAGAGTTACCGTCAATCCTGTATTGTGTTATATCAACTTGTCCTATGTAATCATTGTAGTATGCAAAGGTAGGTTGTAATTGACTACCTTCACCAGCAGTGTATACTAAAGACTGCCATGCTTCGATTATTAATCTGTCAGCGAATGTTTGGTCGCAGAAAAAAGAGAACGTAGTTTCACCACCGTCATTTACTGCGTGAGGCATTTGTCTCTTTTGTCCATATTCTGACCATGGAGTTGATTCAATTGTTCTGCCTGGCAATGAAGCAGAGTCACAACGTAACCCCTCTAAAGATAATCCCTGCGGGCCAAAAAAGTCTGCTTGGAATCTATTTGTTCTTGCACCTGTATCAAAGTTTGCTTTGAACTTATCGATTGCAGTTCCTTTGTCGTTCCCACTTAAAAAGTTGGAAACACCTTGTTTTACTAAATCTCTTAATGCCATTAAATTCTTCCTAGTGATTCTGAATATACTGTGTTTGCATTCACGTTAAATTTCGTTGTTGGTAACATGGATATTAAATCATAATACTGAGAGTCTACTTTCTTTATGTAACTCTTAAAGAATCCATATTGATATTGTTTTACACATGGTTTTGCCCACCTTAGTTTTCCGACTGACTTCACCAATTTATAATTGATATCAAATACACCGTCTGAAGCATACTCATACATAGCGTCCAGTAATCTAATTCTATATCTTGGTGCTAAGTAATGTAGGTTCAAACCCATGAAACCTGTTTTATATCTCTTAATAGGAATGCATAAAGGAAAGTAGTCCCAATATGGGAGTTTGTCCTGTGTCTTTGCGTCATAAAAGAACATATACATTTGCCCTAGTTGAAGCGCTCCCTCAGTATCAAATTCGTCCATTAAGGAAGTAGACCGCACTCTTATTTGTCTTAAATTGTTACGGAACCAGTTCATGGATTCGATACTTCTTGCTCTTAGTTCAGCAGGTTTCTCGTTTTGTAAATCGTCCAATAGTTGTCCCATACAACTATTTATGCATTTAAGTCAAATGGTCTTCCGTTAATATCCTAAATTTTAATCTTCTTTCTTTGCAGTATAATTCAGCTGCTTTGAACTTTGCCTGATTGACTGCATATGTCTGTGCTTCCATAAGATATCTTTTGGAAACTCTATGTTCAGGTTTCTTTGGCGGTTTAAGTTGTTTTTTTGGTTTGACTTCTATGATTTCCCGTACAGTTTGTCCCGAAGCATTCACATACTTAATGTAAAAGTCGGGAAAGTATCTGTGAGGTCTTCTATCAAGAGGTGATATGTAAGGAATGACTACTTCTTCCGAACCCCATTCAATGATATTAGGGTTTGAATCAGCGTAGACCATGAATCTTCTTTCCCATAAAGACCTATAAAAGATTTTTGTAGGGTTTCCTTTGTATTTTTTATAGTTCTTCGGTTTAAACTTGCCACTGTAAGACATAAATAGATATATTACCAATTAATTATTAAGACGAAGGTATTTATGGCAATAGGCAAATTATTAGACAAAGTCAACCAAGCAAAGTCCGCTGTAGAATCTGTAAAAGGTATCAAGACCAAACTTAAGAACTTAGACAAGACAACTGTTCTTGACCAGTTAGGAGAACAAGCAGAAGAAGCTAAAAGAACTTTAGAGAAGAGACGGTCTTCTTTAGAGAAAAATCTTGATGCAAGAAATAAAGGTAAGTCAATTGCAAAATCGACACCTTCAACTGCAGATATAGATTTAATTTATCCACTGTATGACCAACTAGACAACTACATTCTTTTTCAAACTAGGGCACGTGAAGCAAGAGACGGAAAGAATGGGGAAAACCTACTATCGAAAAAGAATCTAGAAATAGCATTGTATGTTAAACCCGAACATTTAGCAAGTAACTTTACTGTTAACTATAAGACTCAAGGATTCGGTGCTGGTATTCGTGGTCTTGCAGATATGTTTGACGGTGGAGAATCAGGAAACTTTTTTGGTGACGGGGGTGACCTAGAACAGTTCGGTGCAGAAGTCAAAAATGTAGCAGGAGCTGCTATAAACAAACTTATGAATTCTGCCACAGGAGATTTCATGAACATGAATGCTGGACGAGCAGTTAATCCAATGGAAGAACAATTGTTGGAAGGTATTGGATTCCGTTCTTTCTCATTCCAATATGAATTCTATCCACGTTCAGAAGAAGAAGCAGATATGGTACAACAGATTATGTACTATTTCAGAACTGCAATGTTACCTGATACATATGGTAGTGCAGAGACAACAGAAAACGAAAACTTCTTTAACTATCCAAACGTGTTTGACGTATCATTTGATGGCCCAATCAAAAAAAGACTAGACGGATTTATGCCTATGGTTTGTACTGGTTGCGATATCCAACACGGAGATACAGAATTAGGATTCTTTGAAAACGGACAACCAACAAAGTCTGCTATGAAGTTAGACTTTACAGAAATCAAAATTGTTACTCAAGAGAACTTCCAAAAGATTTCTCCAATTGGTCAAGGCACAGGAGATGGGGGTCAACCTATTACTGGTACTGACTACAGTATTCGTGATAGACAGACAAGGGGTGACGGATAATGGCAAACGAACTATTTAAGAATTTTCCCGAAGTAAGATACACACTTAGTAATGGAAAGATTGTTACAATCAAAGACTTCTTTCGTAAAGCAAAGTTAGAAGGCACACAACTTAATCAAGTAATCGATTACACAGTCTATGAACTACAAGAAGGTGAAAGACCTGATATAGTTGCAAGTAAACTATATGGTAATGGTGATTTACACTGGACATTATTCCTTGCAAATGACATTACTAATTACTACGATTGGCATATGGATACTTCTACATTTGAAAATTATATGAAATCTACATATCCTGGCCAATTTTTAGTTGCGTCTACGAGTACGGACATAGTATCTTCTACTTCTAAATTTTTAATTGGTGAAGACATAACTCAAGGAACACGTAAAGGTAAAATTTTAAAAGTTGACCCAACTTACAATAGAATTTTAGTAGAAACAACAAACGGCCAAAAATTTGTGGCCAACCAAGCGGTTACGGGTGCGAGTAGCACTAAGGTATTTACACCTAGCAGTGTAGCAAACGGAGTAGACGGTGTTGCATATTACTATGACCCTGATGCAATCGACAAAGAATTTAGATACAATAATAATAGTACAGGAACCTATCAACCAAGAACGTATTACGAAAAAGAATACGAAGACAACGAAGCGAGAAGAAAGATAAAAGTTATCAAACCTGAGTTCATACGAAGAGTGGTATCTGAGTTTGAACGTGTAATGAGTGTATAATGTCTGAAAAGAAAAACATGCAGGGTGGTGTATTCACCATTGACGCAATTAATCTAGTAAACCAAGAAGGCGAGTCTGTAGACATACAGGGTCTTGTTTTATCTTTTCGTCTTTACGAAAGTATTTACAATAAGTTTGTTACAGGTGATATTAGTATTATAGACGGTCTTGACCTGTTAAAGAATTTTAAGATTACAGGTGACGAATATATACGTATTGCAGTCAAACAAATTGAAGGTATGGGAGAAGAAGCTCCCAAAGAGTTTACCGTAGACAGAGATTTAAAAGTCTACAAAATAACTGCAGTTAACAGAGTAGACCAATCAACCCAATCCTATGTTTTAAAGGTATGTGACCCACGCATGTTTACTGCTAGAAATACTAGAGTGTCTAGAGTCATGCGTGGTTCATATGATAAAATGTTGCAGAATGTTTTAATCAATGAAGGACATATGGAAACAGAAGAGTTTGTTCATTGGGAAGATACTAAACCTGAAAATCAACAAATGGTTGTACCTAACTGGACTATCGATAAGTTTATAGACTTTACAGTTAACAATGCAGATAAAGGACTAGAAGAAAAAGCAGTATACAAAAATGGTATGTTCTTTTATCAAACACTAAACGGTGGTTTTACTTTTAAATCAATCGATTCAATGTTTCAAGAAGAGTTCCCCCTTACATTCTCATATGGTTCAAGACAAGCAGATACAGAAACTGCAGACGTAGACGCAAATGCTGACGGTGGTGTTAATACTATTATTGAAGATATACAAATACCACAAAGAGCAGATACATTAAGAGGAATGGTTGGTGGTGCATATGCGTCAACACAAATAACATATGACCCGATAAGAAAAGTAGACGAAGTAGACCTGTATTCTATAAATGACTTGTTTGAAAGGAATGCAGAAAACCATTTATCAGGGTTTCCGTTAATTAGAACGGGTGGTCAAAATGAAGTATTTGAAAAAGTCTTTACAACAGAAAATGTAACGGACGCAAAAGTTTCTCCGCCAGTTACAGAAAAAGACGTTGACGCAAATCTAGGTTACAAGTATGATTCGTTGAAAATTTATGATACTAAAATGGTGCATTCTTTTGACAATGCAGATAAGTTAGATACCGAAGAATCATTTAAAGGTTGGTCTGCTAAAGTCGATGCTGGTAAATTAGAACGTAGGGCAATGTTAGAGATTCTACAACAAAACAGAATCATAATCACAATACCTATGAGAACAGATTTAAATGTAGGTACAATTATTAAATTAGATATACCACCACCGCAATCTTCAACAGGTGGTGTAGATATCTCAGATAAAATGAACGACAATAGATATTTGATTACAGACATATGTATTAATGGTATCCCTGCTGATAAGGTAGGGAAATGTTTTGTCGAGTGCGTGAAAGAAAGTTATGCTAAGAAGATTGCAGACTATACACCATTAGATAATACAGCAGCTCCGAGGGAAGTATGATAATTAGATTTCTAAAAGCACTTAAAAATTGGGTAGACCCAAACCATTGGGCAAACAAAATAGGTGAAAAGAGTGGTGCATATGATAAGGCACGAAACAGTAAACTCAGACAATGGGTAGACAGTTTGGAAGGTTGGCAATGGTGGGCATGGCAATTAGGCCCATGTCTATTAGTATTCATATTATTAGAGTTGGGTTTAAATCAACTTGGTATGACAATGTTACCTTGGAGATAAAATGAAATTTTGGTACGGGATAGTAGAAGACAGACAAGACCCATTAAAGATTGGCCGTGTGCGTGTGCGTGTACACGGAGTACATACTCATATCAAAGACCAAATCTCAACACCTGATTTACCATGGGCGCAAGTATTACTTCCAACAACAGAAGCAGGACTCTCAGGATTCGGAAAAGGTAACGGTCTCGTAGAAGGGTCTACGGTATTCGGTTTTTGGAGAGACGAAAACTATATGCAAGACCCAGTGGTTCTTGGTGTAGCAGCTGGAATGCCTGCACAGGGTTCTCGTATTACAATCAAAGACGAATTGATACAAAGAAAGATTGAAGACGGATTCAATGACCCAAGACGATTAACAATAGCAGACTATGCTGAGACGCCAGACGGTGAAACACCTACACACGATAGGACTAGAAGTTTTGGATTGACTACTGCATTAGATACCGCACCAAAACACGTCAAGTCTCTCACGCTGAACTATGACGGAACAGGTTCAACAATAGAAGAAGTAGAACTTACCAAAGATGATTTACCTTACTATCCAAGATACTATGACGCTTCAGATTTAAATGATAACACAACAGGTATCGCAACATATACACATAGAAGTTTTACAAAAGTTGTAGACGATAAAGTTGAGAATCTAAAACACATAAACACAAAAGAAATCTTTACAGACAATACAAAGAAAAGAGTAGTAGACGAGGAATGGGCATTCCCAGTATCACCTGCTAAACCAGTATATCCATATAACAAATCCATGACTACAGAGTCAGGACATATCGTTGAGATAGACGATACTCTTGGTGTAGAAAGAATGGCAATCGAACATAGAAGTGGAACGTTCCATGAGATACACCCTGATGGTTCAGAGGTAACTAGAATTGTAAATGATAATTATACTGTAGTTGCAAAAGACAATAAACTAATTGTCGGTGGTAACGTAGACGTGTCTGTCGAAAAGGGTAATGTTAGAATCGCAGTAGCGACAGGTAATGCAGATATCTACGTAGCAGGACATACAGATTTAATGGTAGACGGAAACGTAAATGCAAGTATAGGCGGAACACTAAATGCAGACGTGGTTGGTAATACAACATTCACTTCACCCGAAACACTTATGACTACAAATTTAACAGTTGACGGTACAGTACATGTTACTAAAACAACACATTCAGTTGGTGACGTATCAACAGACGCTGGAAACGCACCGACTCTTGCGACTCATGTACACAAATCAACTTCTAAAGATACAGGTGTTGGTGCTAATGCTGGTGTTCAAACAGATACCACAATTCCTGATGCATAAATTTAGAGAGGTTGTATAAATAGAAGTATGGCAGACTTAAAATCACAGGGACAAAACGTTGCGGAAACAAAACTATACGCAGATATAGATTTTAGGTTTAGACCACACCCGATTACGGGTGACGTTACCATTAAATATGATACAGACGCTATTAAACGTGCAGTTAGAAATATAGTTCTAACTAATTTTTATGAGAGACCCTTCAAACCAAGTTTGGGGTCTTCTTTGAGGAATCAACTTTTTGAAATGACCACGGATAGGAAAGTAAGAAGACTTGCAGTCAGAGTTCAAAAGATTATCGAAGACTTTGAACCAAGAGTTGAGAATGTAAAGGTTCAATTCGGCGAAGTATCAGATAGAAATGAATTGGACGTTACTATTTTCTACAACATAAAGAACAACTCCCAAGGACAGGAACTAGATTTCACTGTTAGCAGGGCGAGATAGAGGACACTAAATGGCAGTTAAAAGTTCATCACTAAATGTAACTGATTTAGACTTTGACGATATAAGTCAAAATCTGAAAAGTTATTTAAAAGGACAAGATAGTCTAAAAGATTATGACTTTGAAGGTTCAACACTTTCAATGTTAATAGACTTACTTGCGTATTCATCACATATCGGAGCAGTAAACACAAACATAGCTGCTTCAGAACTATTCTTAGATTCCGCACAAATGAGAAAGAACGTTGTATCACGTGCGAAAGATTTAGGTTTCGTCCCTGCTTCAGAATCTGCCTCTACAGCAATCGTTGACCTAACTATGAATAACGTAAGAAATGCAGACGGTACATTCCCAAGTGCAAACGATATGACTATCGAAGCAGGTACAAGATTCTCAACTCAGTATGACGGTAAAGCATACAACTTTGTTGTAAGTGCAGGTGTAACACCTCAACCAAATGGAAAAAGTTTTTCTTATACAGGAATCAATATAAAACAAGGAACAAATGCAAGTGACGTTTTTGTTTATGATAGACAAATTGCAAATCCTAAGTTTGTACTAAGTCAATCAAGAATAGATAGAACTGCAATGACTGTATCTGTAAACTCAGGTGGTACAAGTACCGCATATGCTCTTGCAAGTGATATATCAAATATTCTTTCTACAAGTAAAGTATACTTTACTCAAGAAAACGAAGACGGATTTACCGAAGTATATTTTGGTGACGGTAGTATCGGTGCAGAATTGAATGACGGAGATATTATTACAATACAATATACGATTGTAGACGTTATTCATGCTAATGGCGCAAATACATTTAGTCTTACTGACGCAATCAATGGTTTCTCAGATTCAACAGTTGTAACTACAAATATAGCACAGGGTGGTTCAGAAAAAGAATCTGTAGAATCAATCAAGTTTAAGGCAACAAAGTTCTATTCTTCACAAAACAGATTAGTAACATTGAATGACTACAAAGCAAAAGTCTCAGAGTATTATCCAAATGCAGATGCAGTAGCAGTATGGGGCGGAGAAGATAATGACCCACCTGTATATGGTAAAGTTTTTGTTGCAATCAAACCATTGAATAGTGATTACTTATCAGACGTAGAAAAGACACAGGTCAAAGCAAATCTAAACAAACTAAATGTTATAACAGTTAGACCTGAAATAGTAGACGCTGAAATTATTAAGATTTTACTTAATACTACATTTCAATTCAATGAAAAATTAACAGATTTAACAAGTGGTGAGTTAGAAACTTTAGTTAAGAACGCTATCGTTAAATATGATACAGATAATCTTAATAACTTTGATAGTATATTCAGACATTCAAATCTTCTAAGAAACATAGACGAAGTGGATAGTTCTATTCTATCAAATGTAACTAACGTAAGACTAATGCTTAAGAAAAAGATTTTGTTACTAGGTCAAACTGCTGGAATAACAGTAGACTTTGGTAACCCGTTGTATAACCCACACAGTGGACATAATAAACACGCTGGTGGTATTACAACGTCAACAGGATTTTACATTAGTGGCGATGCAACCAACGTCATGTTTTTTGACGATGACGGTGAAGGTAATATCCGTAGGTACTATCTATCAGGTTCTGTAAGAGTCTATCAAGATAACCAAGCGGGTACTATCGCATATGGCACTGGTAAAATAACAATCAATGCTCTGAACATAACTTCAACAGTTAATTCAGACAATACGATTGACTTCACTTTAATACCTAACTCAAATGATGTTATTGCAAAGAGAGGTTCGTTAATCGATATCTCTTCTGCTGATATCAAGGTCTCAAGTGAATTGGATACCGTTGCAAGCGGTGAATCGAGTGCTGGTGTAGGATTTACTCCAACGTCAACCTCGACTTATTAACCATGGATAAAGTGGTCAGGAGTCCCCTGAGTAGTTTACCATTAAATTGGATTAAAATAGGAGAAAATTCAAATGGCAGATAAGAAAATATCAGCGTTAACTGCAGTAGCAGACGCAGACATCGGTGGTGATGATTTACTTCACATCGTTGATAACCCAGGCGGAACGCCTGTAAACAAAAAGATGACAATTGCTCAACTTTTTGAAAATATCCCAACTCACTTAGCAGTTGACGATATTACAACAGTAACGGCAACTGCAAGTAACCTTGCTTCTTCATTCGCAACTGCGATTGATTTATCAGGTGCTTCAGGTAACGTTGCATTTACGTTAGACAACGGAACAGACGTTGGTCAGTTAAAATTGATTTATCAAAAAACTGAACCTGCATCTTCCCATGCGGCTAACATTACTGTAACCAGTTTCGGAAGTGGAACAAGTTCAAGTAACCAAATCTCTCAGGATACTCAGGGTGATGCGGTTATCTGTGTTTGGGACGGTTCTAACTGGTTTGTTCTATCAAACTTTAATAGTACAGTTACACTATCATAATATGAGTGGAATTCAGGGGGTTGACAAATTACTACCTAGACTTAATAGTCTAGTACCCGACTTTGTTCAGGCAGAGTCGCCAGAATTTGTCGCCTTCCTGAAAGCGTACTTTGAGTTCCTAGAACATGAGACAGTAGTTCTCAAAAGTCAATCAACTATTGACAACGTAGGATTGGAAGATGGAAGTGGTGACATACTTTATGAAACTGCAACCATCTCTCCTTCTACAACTGTAGACAATAAAATATTATTAGAGCAAACAGTTACTAATCCAACTGCAAGTGCTGACCCATTTACTGTAGGTGAGTATCTTGTTGGTGATAAATCTAAAACAGTCGCAAAGATTAATGTCGTTAACGGAGACCAATTATTCGTTAAGACTATTTCAGGTTTTGGTTTCAAACCTCTTGAAAATGTAACTGGTAGAACAGGTGGACAAACTGGTGTTGTTTCCACATATAAAGAATCTAGTATTCGTGCAAATAATAAAATCTTAGAATACTCAGACGTAGATAAAACAACAGAAAACTTCTTAGAATTTTTCCAAAAAGATTTCATGCCCTCTCTTGATGCGAGTTTAAACTCAAACAAGAGAAGTACAATAAAACATATCAGAGACCTTTATCAAAAGAAAGGTTCCCCTGATTCATTAAAGTTCCTTTTAAGACTTCTATACGGGCAGGAAGCAGAGGTATCATATCCATTCGATAATACAATCAAGTCAAGTGAATCTTCTTATGTTTCAGAAAGAAGAATGGTTGTTAATATCCCCATAGAAAAAGATAGACCACAAGCAACAGATACCATAACTGAATATGAAGGTGGAGTTGTTTACGCACAGGGTATCGTTAACATTGTATATCCAGTGGTTGGTTCTGAAACATTATTTTCACTTGATATAACAAACATAGCAAGTAAAGAATTTAGAGAAGGTTCTACTATAGAACTTTTAGATAGAGATACTAAAGTAAAAAGAGCAGGAACAGTATCAGGTATCATTTCAACATTCAATGATAACGATTCTTCAATATACATTGACCACGGTGATGACGGAGACATTCTTCTAGAAGACGGTGGTGGTTTGATATTAGAATCAAGTTTTGCTTCGATAGGTTCTTTGTATGCAATAAATGACGATATTAATTTCCAAGGTTCAAAAAACCAGTTAGGTCAAGTAGGTCTTTCAACTTCTGTAGTAGAAGGTATACAAACAGGTTCTGTAGAAGAAGTATATATTGAAGCAGACGGTTCAGGATACGAAGGTGGTGATTTAGTTATCTTTGATAATACTGGTACTAACGGTAGTGGTGCATTTGGTATGATTGGTTCTGCTGGTGACGAACTATTCCAAGAGGCAGGAACAAGATTTGGATACTATCAGTTTACTGCAACAGCAGGACAAACAGTTTTCAGTGGTTACGATAATTACGGACAACAAGTAATTTATGAAGACCACAACAGACACGTATTTGTAAATGACGTAGAACAAACAACAGGTTTTAGTACACAGGGAAGTATACTAACATTCAATTCAGGATTGAGTGCTGGTGACCAAGTAGAAATATACACAGAGTATATGAGAATTACTTTAGAAGACGGTTCACCTTTAAATCTAGAAACAACAAATTCAAACATAAGAAAAGTAACTCTAATAAATGGTGGACGTGGTTACAGTACATTACCTCTATGTGGCCCAGGCGGATACATTTATCCTGCGAGTGTGTCAACATTTACACAGGGTGAAGTTGTCACGGGCGCTGGCGGGGCGACAGCAGTAATCGGACTAGTTAATAACGAAAAGAATAGACTAGAAGTATATCGTAGGGCAACAGATACTGGTTCATTTGTAGTAGGAGAAACTTTAACTGGTGGTGGAAGTGGTGCGACTTCTACAATCTTACAACAAAATGTTTCTTCGGGAAGTGGTGCGAAACTATTTGCATTTTCAAAAAGTATTGGTAGAGTTGGAACAATTAATATCAAAGCACAAGGTAATAGATATACCTCAGACGCACATGTATCTCAAAGTTCAACATATCCTTTATTGATATCCGCACCAAGTGTTGCTCTAACAAAAGATACAATTATTACAGGTTCAGTATCAGGTTCAACTGCGAGAGTATTAGACTTTAACTCCAATACACAATTACTTAAAGTTCAAGACATGACTAACATGTTCTTAGAAAATGAATCAGTCACATTCCCTAACGGCGGAACATTTAAAATTCATGCATTTAATCCATTCACTGGTAGAGGAACGAAGTCAGGTGAAGGATTTATAAACAAAGGAACAACAGGTGATACTGGTGCTCTATCAGCTTCAGGTATGTCAATTACTGATAGTAAATTCTATCAATCACATTCTTATGTTGTAAGAATCGGTGAGAGTATTAATAAGTTCCGTTCAATAGTAAAAGATTTAGTTCACCCTGCAGGTCACATATTCTTTGGTGAGGTTGCGGTAACAAATAATGTTTCTATGAATGTTGCTGACGCAGACCATGTAAGATTTAGACCAACTATTGTTATCAATGCTGGTGGTGACGATACTGCAAATGCAAGTGCTCAATTAGCAACTAGAACTGCACAGAGACAAGAAGTTGAAATATACTCATTATCTACAGAAGAACATGACTTAGCATATGCACCAATGATTGCATTGGTTAATGAATCAATACCAGCCCCAAGTACAGACCCAAGAACAGGTGGGTCAATTACTGAACCAAGAACAGAACACGGTGATTCTTCACATAGACAAAGACATATAAACATTCTTAAAATTGTTTCTAAGAATGCAGAGGTAACTCAAGTTGGTATGTATCCATTGAACGGAATACCAACAACCATATCCTTAGAAAGTGGTGACGGAACCTTTGACCCATATTTTGTTTTACAAACAAATGTAAACGGTGGGCCTGAAAGAAGACCTACACGTAATGGTAAACCACTTCCAGTTAATCCGCACCACGAAGAAGTTATTGTTATGGAAAATGGTGATAGAATAGAAGTAGAAGAAGTTGCGTGTACATTAAGAATGGAACCTCGAAGAGACGCAGAAGTAAAAGGTATCTTTGGTGACGTAATGATAATGGAAGACGGAAGTAATGTGCGTCTAGAATCTGCTACAACTATAGAAGAAGTTGATTATTTTGTAACAGAAAGAAGCAGAGAGAATTTGATAGAAAGATATATGCAGACAGAGGACGGGTTCTCTATCTGTATGGAAAATGACGATAGACTAGTTGTCGAAGGTGTCAGTGAAAATGCTGTAACTTCATCATTTGTATCTTTTGGAACTTCGTTCAATGACCTAAATATAATCAGTGGTCAACAAGTATATGATATTGCATACTATATTAAGGACGAAACTGATAATGACGACTTCTTATTAGAAGACGGTACAGGTGTTATCATGAGTGAAGTATCAAAACCCGAAGGACTTAGAATCCAAGACATGGAAACTTTGTTCCCCAACACCTTTATTCCAAAATTTTCCGACCATGCTAGAGATAGGACTAACGTAACCTATTCAGCATACGTTAAATCAGGAACAAATTAGATTTTATAACATAAGTTGTTATAAATAGAAGTATAAATACATTATATCTTAGGAGATAGAATCAAATGGCAGCAATAATAACAGAAAAGTTTCGTATCCATAATGCGAGACAGTTTAAGGAAGATTTTGGTGAAGCCGCTTCATCGACATTCCTTTTTATAGGACGACCACAACAGTGGGACGCATCAGACACAACCCCAACACCTTCAAACTCTATTGGAGAAATGATAGACGCATATAACGATATGATTGCAATGAAGAAAATTACTTCTTCGGACGTATCACATGCTCTAGTAAGAAGGGATTGGACAACAGGAACAACGTATGACGAGTATGCACATGATTATAGTGCAACAAATACTTCTCCTGCTTCTAGTTCAAACAACTTGTTTGACTCAAGATATTTTGTGATTACAGACGATTACAATGTATACAAATGTTTAAGGACAGGAAGAGATAGTTCAGGTAACGTAGTTGCATCTACAGTTAAACCTACAGGAACTGCAACAACTCCATTCGCAACCGCAGATAGTTCAGCTGCCTCAGGACGTGGTTATATTTGGAAGTATATGTATTCAGTTTCTGCTTCAGAAACTATTAAGTTTGTAACAAACGATTTTATCCCTGTAAAAACATTAGGTGCACAAACAGAAGTCAATGGTGACTTAGGTGCATTCGGTTCTGCTGGTGCAGATGACGGTTCAACTCAATATGACGTAGAAACAGCCGCTGTAGACGGTGGAATTCACCACGTAGTAGTTACTAACGGTGGTGCTGGATATACTAACGGTACTTACAATAGTGTCGCAGTAGTTGGAGACGGAAGTGGTGCAACAGTATCAGTTAAAGTAGCTGGTGGTGCTGTAACAGAAGTATTTGTAAACAGCATAGGTTCAGACGAAGGAACTGGTTACAGACGTGCTTCAATTAATATTGACGATATTTCAGGTATCGGTACACCTTCAACAAGTGCAGTAGTAAAACCAATCATATCACCAGTTTATGGACATGGTGCTAACCCAGTTGAAGAACTAGGTGGTATCTATGTTATCGTAAACTCAAGATTAGAATTCGCAGAAGGAAGCGGTGACTTCCCAGTCGATAACGATTTCCGAAGAATTGGTCTAGTTCAAGACCCATTCCAAGATGACACAACTACAGTTTCAACAGATACAACTCTAAGCGCAATGTACAAAATGACATTGAGTTCAGTAACAGGTCTTTCAAAAGACGATACTATTATGAGTGCAGCTTCTGACGCAACTGGTGTCGCAAAAAGTATTATAGTCTCAATTGATACAAGTAATAAGTTCGTTTATCACTTACCTCAAGAAAACGTTAAAGGTGAAGTTGTAAACTTTGCTACTAGTGGTACGAACACAGTTTTCCTAGGGTCTTCAAGTATAGGAACAGTTAGTGCAGTTGATTCAGATTATCCCGAAGTGCAACCGCATTCGGGTGAAATCATTTACATAGAGAACAGAGGTGCGGTATCTAGGGCTTCAGACCAAATTGAAGATATCAAACTTATTGTTCAAATGTAATTGATAATTAAAAAGAGATAAAAATATGCCTGAGAAAGTAGACTTAAATGTATCGCCTTATTATGACGATTATGATGAAGATAAAAAGTATCATAAGGTACTTTATCGTCCTAGTAGACCGATACAGGCAAGAGAGTTAACACAAGCTCAATCTATTCTACAAAACCAAATTGAAAGATTTGGTGACCACATGTTCAAAGAAGGAAGTATCATTACTGGTGCTGAATCAAACGTGGACATGGACGTTATGTATGTAAAAGTTGAGAGTACCAACCCTAATGGTTTGGGAACAACTGGTGTAGAAAATTATAGAACTACTTTTGATAACAAATATCTACAAGGTGAAACTACAGGTGCAGTTGCACAGGTAGTAACTTCATATGCAGAAACTTCAACTGACCCTATCACGTACATTGTCAGAATGTATAAGTCAGGTTCTGATACAAATAACTCTATTAGATTTTCAGCAGGAGAAGAACTAAAAGAAGTCACAATAGATGCAAACGGTTCAGCTTCTTCTGCAAGTAACAACAACGAATTAAAAATTAAGGACTCAACTCATACACCAGTTGGACGTTCTTCATTAGCAGAAATCCAAGAAGGTATTATTTTTACTAGAGGGTTTTTTACTAAGGTTAATCAACAACAAATAACACTTGAAAAATATTCAGGTGCACCAAGTTATAGAGTCGGACTAGAGATTGCAGAAACTTTAGTTGGTTCTTCAACAGACTCTACATTATTTGATAATGCACAGGGTTCTTCTAACGAGAACGCAGCTGGTGCTGACAGATTAAAAATAGAATTAACTTTAGCAAAACATCTTATAGATTCCACTACAGACGCAAACTTCATTGAGTTAATGAGAGTTAACAATGGAATCATGGAACTGTCAATCCAAAGACCTGAGTACAATGCATTTGCAAACTTACTTGCACAAAGAACATTTGATACTTCGGGTGATTTTATTGTAAACCAATTTGTACCAAATCTTAAAGAACATTTAGATGACGGAACTAATGGTGGTGTATATTCAACAATTAACGGTGGTGACGAATCTAAATTCGTAGTTAAAACTTCTGCTGGTAAAGCATATGTTAAAGGATACCAAGTAGATAAACTAGTAGGCTCTACTATACCAATCAGAAAAGCAAGAAGCACCGCAAGTCTTACAGGTGCATCAACACCAGTTAGACTAGGTAACTTTGTAAAAGTAATAAACTCACACGGTCTTCCTGAATTCGGTAATGAGTCAGGAACAGACGCACAGAAACCATATGGTATCGTAAAACTTTTTGACGCAGTAACAGCAACGCCTGGAACTGAAAACACTAGTGGACAAATTGGTTTCGCAAGAATTAGAAACTTTGATATGGCAACTGCTGGAACTTCAAACAGTTCAGAAGTTTGGGATAATGCAACTAGGTTTAATGCATATCTATTTGATATCAAAATGTTTACCAAACTTAAGTACAGTGCACATAGTGGTACTGCAGTAGTTGGTGATAAGATTACAGGTTCAGTATCAGGTGCAACTGCTATTGTCGGTTATGACGATGGTTCAGGTGCATTATACGTCCATGACGTAGTAGGAACATTTACTTCAGCAGACGCAATCAGTTCAACAAATGGTTCTTTTGCAATGTCAGCTGGTCAACATACTGGTGAGAATTTTAGAGGAACTGCTAACGAAGTAAGAACATATAATATTGACAGAGTTCGTGGAATATCACAAGCACCAAATGTAACCGCAAGAGAAACATTCACTGCAGACATATACACAGACCAAGACTTTATATTAACTGGTCAAGTATCAATGTCTTCTACAAGTGTAACAGGTTTTGCAACTAAATTTACTGCAGAACTTAAAGAAGGTGATATAGTTATTGACGGTGCTGGTAACGAAAGAGTTATTTCTTCTATAACCAGTGATATAGCTGCTACACTAACAGGTGCGGTAGGAACTGCTTTAACAAACGCAAACGCAACTAGACGAAGAACAAGAGTATTTGACCAAGAACAAGTTGCGTCCATATTTGCATGGCCAAGAGACTATGTAAAAACACATACACCCGACCAAGTACAAGTAAGAAGGTCACAAAACGTAACATTGTCAAGTGGTACAATTACACTTACATGTGGTTCAGGAGAATCCTTTTCAACAAGAACAGATGATAACTATATCTTCTCAGTTGTAGAAGCACAAACATCAGGTTCACCTACATTAGTAAATGGTGACATGGTTGACGTTGTCAACAACTTAAGTGGTGCACCATTTACAGATACAATTTCAGGAAACAACTTAGAATTCAGTGGGTTCCCAACTGCTGATGACGGTGCAATTCTAAAAGTAACATTTACTGTAGATATTAATTCACCAGTTAACAGAGATAAGTCACTAAAACAAGCAAGGTGTCTCTCAGTTGTAAACTCTAGAACCACAGGTGGATTCTACGGAACATGTTATAACGATAAAGAAATATCCCTAGGTGTTGCAGACGTATTTAAAGTTCGTGCAATCTATGAAGGTAATGGTGCAACTGCACCTCTACCACCTTCGGGAACAATTACAGAGACATCAAGTCCTGCTATACCATTTCAAAGTTTTGAGGTCATAAAAGGTAATACCTCAGACGCACGTGCGGTAATTGTAAATTACAATGGTTCTACAAATAAGAGTTATTTTTATTATACCACATTAAACAAAACATTTATAGAAGGTGAAGTTCTTGTAGGACAGACTTCAAAAGCAACTGGTAACTTAACTAATTTTGACCAAGGTGCAACAAACATAACAGACAGATATTACTTTGACGATGGACAAAGAGATGGATTCTATGACCATGGTAGATTACAATTGAAGCCAGGAAATCCAACTGCTAACAATCAGATACTAGTTTTACTTGATTACTTTACTTCAAGTGGTAACGGTGACTTCTTTGACGTAAATTCATACAGTGGTATCGATTATGAAACTATTCCTAGATACGTTCCAAGTAAAGTAGACTTAGGTGGTTTAGAACCTGACGGTGAGTTTGAATTAGCAGACGCAGTAGACTTTAGACCAGTATTAGGACAACTATTAGGTACAACTACTTTTGGTTCAGCAACACCTAACCCCGAATCACCAATTAATATTAGTAATACGACTTCGGGTATTGTTTCATCACCATTTGCATATGCAAGTAAATCATTTGAATCTGCTGTAACAGGTATCTCAGCAACAGGTGCTAGTGCGGTAGACGTACCAGTGCCAGGCTCAAACGTAGTTGGTGATATTAGTTTCTATGTTGGAAGAATTGACAAAGTCTTCTTACACAAAGACGGTGAATTCCAAATAGCTCAAGGAACACCTGCATTGACTCCTATGAAACCAAAAGGTATTGACGATGCAATTGAATTATACGAGTTAAGAATTCCACCTTACACAGACGATTTAAAGAGAGTAAGATTAAGAAGTGTAGACCATAGAAGGTTTACAATGAAAGATATCGGTAAGATATCAAATCGTGTTGCTAACTTAGAAAGATTAACAACACTATCTCTATTAGAAAGAGATACACAAACAATGCAGTTTAAAGATGCAGACGGATTTGATAGATTCAAATCAGGTTTTGTTGTGGATTCATTTAAAGGACATAATGTCGGAGACGTTAACCATATAGATTATAATTGTTCAGTCGATACGAAATCAGGCGTACTGAGACCTAAGAACTTCCAAAACTTCTTCGATATTGAATTCGATTCAGTTAACAGTTCAGAGTTTCAAAAGACGGGTGACTTAATTACTTTACCTTATACAAGTACAACTTATGTAAATCAAAGTAAAGCGTCAAGGGCAATGAATGTTAACCCTTATCACGTATTTGCATTTATTGGAAATGTAAGTCTGACTCCTGCTTCTGATATATGGCAAGACCAAACACAATTACCCGAAGTAAGAATAAACAGAGAAGGTAACTTTGACGCATTGTTAGCTGAAAGTGCAGACCTTGGAACTGTTTGGAATGCATGGCAAACAAACTGGGTAGGAGAACCTACAACTGTGTCTACAGAGGTTCTATCGACTTCTAGTGGTTCATGGAGTGGTGACCCAGCACAAGGTGGTGAATGGGTATCGGGTACAGAAGTATCAAGAGAAATAACAAATACGATTGAAACACAAAGTAGAACTGGTATTAGAACTACTGTAGTAGAAGATTTTGTAGAAGATAGAAATGACAGAGTTGTAAGTATATCTGTTATTCCATTTATACGTGCTCAAACAATTGAGATTGACGCAGTAAACTTAAAACCTGATTCATTCCATTACGTATTCTTTGACCAACAAGACGTAAACAGATTCGTAAGACCATTCAATGCAACTTATTCTCAGGACGGTGGAACAGGTGTTACATCAGGAATTAAAGCAGATGGTAACGGTAGAGTTCGTGCATACTTTGATTTACCTAATAATGGGCCAGATAGATTCCCTACAGGTCAAAGAGACTTAAAAGTAACGTCAAGTGTATACAATGAATCTAACCCTTCATCGGGTGGTCAAGCACAATTTAGTGCTCAAGGTTTACTACAAACTAATCAAACAGAAATTATTTCTACTAGAAATGGTAGAACTATAGTAGGTGCTACAGCGGGTGAAAGACAGATAACAAGACGTGGTGAACAAATGAACTCACGTAATGTGGATACTGACGCACCACCAGTACCATTACCTGACCCTAATTTTCCAGCAACTCCACCAGCGGAACCTGACCCACCAAGGGAAGACCCGCCGTTGCCACCGCCACCAATACCTAACATAAATCTACCGTTAAACATAGATTTTGATTTTGATTTCAATGTATTTGAATTTGGTGGGTGGATGGATCCGCTTGCACAATCATTCTTAGTTGATAAAAGTGGTGGTATGTACTTAACAGAAGTAGACTTGTTCTTTAAAACTAAAGACGAGAGTTTACCTGTATCTGTAGAAATTAGAAACATGGTTAATGGATATCCTGGCCAAATTATATTACCGTTCTCAGAGGTTACAAAAAATCCTGCAGACGTTAATTTGTCACAGGACGGTTCAGTTTCTACAACATTCACATTCCAAAGTCCAGTATTCTTAGAACAGAATCAAGAATATTGTTTTGTAGTTCTTTCAAACTCTAACAAGTATGAAGCATTCATTTCAAGAATGGGTGAAACAGACTTAGTAACAGGACAAACAATTTCAGGACAACCATATGCTGGTTCATTATTCGCATCTCAAAATGCTTCAACATGGACTGCAGAACAAACAGATGACCTCAAGTTCCATTTGAAGTATGCAAGGTTTGATATTTCTAAGAGACCTATTGTTAAATTTAATAACAAAGCATTAGAAGCTTCACCTTTACAAAATAATCCAATCGAATCATATGCTGGTGAAAACTACGTAAGAGTTTATGCATATGGACACGGTATGTATGATAATTCTTCTAACGCTGTTATAGCGGGAGTTACAGGAGAAAAAACTGGTGCGATTATAAACATAGAAGCAGAAGGTTCAATAGCAACAACTGGAACCATGGGTTCTACTTCAACAGGAGTTGCGACAACTACTGACGGTTCAGGAACAGGTTGTAAATTAGATATCACTGTATCAAGTGGAAGTATAACTTCAATTAAAATTGCAGACCCTGGCTTTGGATATACAACTTCAAACAAACTAACAGTAACAAACTTTGGTAGTGCAACTAACACAGTAGAAATTGACATTGACACAGTAGACCAAACAATCGGTGGTATTCCAATATCATGTATCAATGGAACATACACCGCTATCTCAGGAACAGACATTGATAGTTATACGGTAATACCCGACTTGTCTAGTACAGACCTTAAAACAGGTTATGTTGCTCTAGAAAGCACACAAAGTGGTGGTGGAAACGCAACCGCACAAAGAAACTATTACTTCGATACAATACACACAATGATACCAAGTGTTCAATTGAAAGGAACATTGTTGCATACTAATATTAGAACAACTGCAATGAAATCGCCAGAAGGTGTTGGTGGAACTGCATATGTTAAAAACAATACTGCAGAGTTTATCACATTAAATGATAACCACTTCTTAGACCAACCTTCGATTGTTGCTTCACCTATCAATGAAACTAATGAAATGGCAAGTGTGAAGTCATTTACTTGTACTTTGCAAATGCAATCACCTAGGGGTAACTTGTCACCAATGATTGACATTTCTTCTTTAGGTGCATTAGGTATCATGAACAGATTAAATAACATAGACAGTAGTTCAGATGTACCTACAGGAATCACATATGTTGATTCTACGGAACCCGATGGTGACAACAATGCATTTGTATACTGTACAAGAAAGGCGTCTCTGGCTACGCCTGGCACCGCCGTGAAGGTAATGTTAGACGGATTTAGACCTTCGGGAACTGATTTAAAAGTTCTTTACAAGGTGTTAGAAAACGATAACTCGACACCATTCGATGATATCGGTTGGAGATATTTTAATACAGACGGTTCGCCAGATATCGCTGTAGGAAATGACGCAAGAAACTTTAAAGAATATAATTATACTCAAGAGGGACTAGCAGAGTTCTCAGCATTTGCAATTAAGATTGTAGGACAGTCAACTAATACTTCCACAGTCCCACTTGTAAGTAACCTGAGAGCGATTGCATTAGCAACATAATATTATGTCAAAGTTCGCTTACGAAAAAGGACATGCAAAAGTAGAAGGACATTCGACTCTACTTAGAGAAGAAAGTTCAAGTGCGATTATTAATAATGATATCAACGGATATCAAGCTGCTATTAGAAGAAAAAAAGTTTTTCAAATACAGCGAGAGGAAATAAATACTTTAAAAGTAGAAATGACAGAGATAAAACAACTATTAGGTGAAATATTAGAGAGAACAAATGGCAAAAACGATTGACCAATTTAGTACGTTAGAAAACTTTAGAACTCGTTACAACGATTTAGCAAATGACGTTGGGGATATCTCTGGCTTAAGAACAGACGTTACAGGAAACCTAATAGACGCAATCAATAGTATAGAAGATAAAACATTCTTCTATCAAGAGTTTCTTTATACTGCGACCAGTGGACAAACTGCATTTACAGGAAATGACGCATTTAGTAATGACCTAGTATTCAAGAAAGATAGAATACAGGTTTATAAAAATGGTGCATTGTTAAGAGTTGGTGACGACTATGTTTTAGCAAGTCAACAATCAGACGGAACATTCAAACAGATTACACTTATTTCAGGTGCTACCACAGGTGATAAAATCGCAATCCATGCCTTTACTGGTTCATTCTTAACAGTTCAAGGTGGTGGTGTCGGTGGTAGTTCTCTATTTACAGAAACTGCAAACAATACAATCTTTAACCATAATAGTAATGGTATAGTATTAAACGCAACCAATACTCCTTCTATCACTTCATTAGATACTGGTATAAACATTCAGTTAGAAGGTGTAACTAAAGTTGACGGTAATCTATCAGTTGATACTGGTCATACATTTACTGCTCCAACAATTACAGACGGAACAGGAACATTTACTGGTGGTAATGGTACTGGTTGGACAAGTATAACTTCTACTTCGTTTGCTGGTAACTTAACAGGTAACGTTGCAGGTGATACTACAGGAACACACATTGGGCCGTTGAGTTCAAGTTCAGGTAATATTCAAGTTAATTCAGCAACATACATAACAGAATTTAGAGGTGGTGGTTCAACCGAAGGACAGATTAGACTTAACTGTCATGTTAACTCTCATGGTCAAACTATTAGACCTCAACCACATAGTGAAGGTGTTACAAATACATTAACACTTCCTGCAGGTGGTGACCAAGAATTAGTTGGTACAACTGATACTCAGACTTTAACAAATAAAACTATTACAGGTACATTTACAGGAACTTTAACAGGTACAACTTCTGATATTTCTAATCATAGTATTACAGGATTGAGTGACGTTGGTGGAAGTGCCCCAAGTGACGGACAGATACTTGTTTATAGTTCAAGTAATAGCAGATACGAAGCTACAGACCAAAATACTTCTGACAGTGTGACAGAAGGTTCAAGTAATTTATATTTTACAAACGAAAGAGTTGACAATAGAGTTAATGCACTGATAGTTGGTGGAACAGGTATAGCAACTGTATATGACGATGCAAGTAACACATTAACAATTAATGGTTCTGCTCAATACGGTAATGAAGATGTCCTAGATTTCTTAGGTGGCGGTGGACTAGTAGGTGGAAATGGTATAGATTTAACTTATAATGATTCCGCTAATACATTAACCATTCACAGTGATATTGAAGGTGGTGCTGGTATGCTTGCAACTACAGAAGCTACAGGAGAAAACACCATAAATATCGGCGCAGGTAAAGGTATAAAAGTCAATGCAGATGATGTGCAAATTGACTACGAAGTAACTAACTCAGCTCCAGGCTCAGTTGGTTCAACTTCTGACGGTCACCTTTGGTTTGTGATATAGTGAATGAGTAATGTGTAATGTCAGACGAAATATATATAAACACCAAGAACACTCCGCATAGTCAACTAGGACAATTAGGTAGTTCAGGCAATTTTCAACAACCGTATCAAGGTCAAGCAGCTGTTACGGGTACTTTGCAGGCACAAAGAGCTGTAACTGGTCAAACTCCGACTACTTATCAGGCAAGATATCCATTTACTTACCAAGCAAACGCACGTGGAAGATATCCATATCCTGCAAACTCTCAGACGCCATATCCTGCTTCAGCACAAGGACAATATCCATTTACTTATCCTGCGATAGGACAAAATCCCTATACGTTTGAATATATCGCAAGATATCCATTCGCTTATCAAGCAAGGTATCCGTATCCTGCAAACTATACAGCACAGGGAAGATATCCTGCTAATGCAAGTGGTACATATCCTTATCAACAAAATTATCAAATAGCATATACTTTTCCGTATACCTATAGCGCCCGTAGACCTAGTCCTGCTAACCACCGTGGTACATATCCATATTCAGCGAGGACACAGGTAGTCAATAGGGCAAGATATCCGTTTACTACATCTACTCCCCTTTTTGGGCCTCACGGATATCAAGTTCCATATCCGTTCTTTTTTAGTTTTGACCCTAAAGACCCAGGCACAAATGCCCAAGGTCGAAGGCCTGCTAATAGACAAGGATATTATCAAGGGTCACAGAATGTAAGAGGTCGTACACCTTCTATTGCCAATGGAAGAAGACCTGTAAATGGTACAACTCCTTGGCCAGAACCTGAATTGAATTCACAGTTTCCGATTCCTTATGCGTATCAACAGCCTTATTCGTTTACTCCAAGAACACAACAACCATATATTGCAACTGGAAGATATCCATTTACACAGCAAAGTCAACAACCTTATATTACCAATGGGCAGGGACAGGGTAGTACACAACACCAAAAAAATGCTCAAGGGCCTTATC